GCGAGTGGATGGAGGAATGGGAGGATATTACGTCCGCCATCCTCGCCATCACCAGCAAAGGGGGTGAGGGATGATCGACACACGGAAAATCATGGCTTTGGCAATCGCAGCTGGAGCCTATGAAGACCGCTTTTGGGGAATGCCGCGCCATTGGGAAGCCGCGAACGACGCCGACAAACCGTCGCGCAAGGCCAAGAATGATCGCACCAAGATCAAAGCTGCGCGCAAGCAGAACCGGAGCCGCAAATGACCGATGACCTGATCAGCCGCGCCGATGCTTTGGCAGAGTGCCAGAAGGTTGCCGATGATGCAAAGTCCTATGGCATCCCGCAAATGTCTATGGGCGATCACACATACCGGGACGCCATCCGCGCCCTGCCCGCATATGAGGTGGATCCTTGGGGCTGGTGGATGCGCGACCTCACGCTGCCACCTGAGGCCGATGGGTTTCTGACGCGCAACCCTGATCGCCTATCGATGGCAACGCCACCAGAAGAATGGGAAGTGACACCGCTATACGTCGCCCTGACCGCCACCCCAGCGGCAGACGTGGCGGGGCGCAGGATTTACCTTGATCTTGACGGCGTAATGGCAGACTTCGACGCGCACTTTCCTGCCGTTTTTGGCATTGATCATCGCAGTATGGCTGACGATGCCATGTGGGAAAAGATCAATGCGCACCCGTCATATTTCGAGGACATGCCGCTTTGCCAAGGTGCGGCTGAGTTTTTCGCAGACATTCGCCTCTTGCATCCGATCATTTTGACTGCCTGCCCGCGCACGAATTATGCGCATGTAGCGGGCCAGAAGCGCCGTTGGGTGCAGCGTCATCTTGGGAAAGATGTAACCGTAATCCCGGTGATGGGTGGGCATAACAAATGCCTTTTTATGCACGCGCCGGGTGACGTGTTGATTGACGACTACGCCAAGAACTGCGGGCCGTGGGAGAAAATGGGAGGCGTTGCGATACTGCACACGTCATTTGAAGATACGCGCGCCGCCCTCGCCCGCATGAAGGAGGCCAAGGCATGACCGAACAACCCGACGCGCTGTCATCCATGAACGCCGCCCGCAATGGGCCTGCCAACACCTGCCCTGCATCCCGCCATGCGGCAATGATTGCAGAGGCTCTGATCACTGGGCAAGGCTATCCAATGCTGACCGAAGACCCGACACATTGCGGCGAGACAATCGCGGCTGTGGTTGAGGCACTGTGGACGGCGCGCAGTAAGTTGATTGAGGCGGATCGTTACATCGCATCATCGCGCCCTCCAAACCAGAGGCTGAATGCAGAACTTGACGCGCTGGTGAGTGACCTGCGGGACCACGCCAACAAACTCCCAGCGTTATGGCCTGACAAAGCCGCCGACGCCATCACCACCCTACGCACTCAACTCGCCAATGCGCTGGCGATCAACGAAGAATTGCGGGCGGCGGTTGCGATCGCCGAGGATTATGCGCACCGCGCCGAGTCGGAACGGGCTGCGCAGATTGAGGTGGATGCGGGGATTGTTACTGGATTTCTCGCCTCTTGGGATGACGCAAACATTAACGGGTCATCGCTGCGGATCGTATTGGATGCCATCCGCGCCCAACCCCACGACCGCACCGCACTGGACGCCGTGAGACGGGCTGCGAAGGTGGATGCGCGGAAAGAGGCGGCTGATTTTATTGAGGCGGCACCAATCAGAACCCGGCAACAGGATCGTGCCGCCATCCTCGCGCTGATCGGGGAGGGTGTGTGATGGGACGCGTAAAGATCAAAGACCGCATTGAGGCTGCAATTCGTGCCAGCGGTGGGGTCATTGTTTATCACGAGCTGGCTGATCAGGTTTTCCCGCGCGACGAATATCCGAACGCTTGGCGTTACCCAACACGAGGTGGTCCGCCCGGCTGTTACATGGTTCTAAGCCGCGCCATCCGAGAACACGGATTCAATCTCGATTTGAGAGACGTGCCTGCGGTTGTTTACGGTACCGTCACTCTCGGCAAGAACCGCAAACAGCGAGAGGCCACCCCATGACCCCACTCCCTACCACCCTGCCCCAGAACCTGCGCCAACCATAACACAACCGGAGAACCAACATTGACCAAACTAACCGTAACACTTGACGACGTAATGGGGACTGATATTGACGTTGTGAAAGACGCCAAGGTATCTTTTGACAATGACGCCACGGTTGAACCTACGTCATGGGAAACTGTGCAACTTACGCCTCACTATTGCAGGGAACAACCCGTACTAAATGACGCCCAAAAGGGGCTAATCCGGTATCTTGTCCGAGGTATGCCGACCAATGAATATCTTGACATGATCGAATTTGCTAAAATGAACCCAAAAGCGGCTTTGTGGAAGTTTCGAAATACACCAACTCATGCCGCGCCATTTGGGCATTGCTATCTGAAATTCACGATTGAAGCCCCTATCTTTGTGGCACGTCAACTTGTGAAGCAGAAGTTTCTTCGCATGAGTGAGGTTAGCCGCAGATACGTCAAAGGCTTGCCAGAATACTTCACGCCTGACAATTGGTCAAGTATTGCGCAAGAGATTAAGCAAGGCGCTGGCCCTGCATTGCGAGATGAACAGAACCATGACGCGGAAATGATTGCCGATGTATCTATTCTTGCGGCTGATAGGGCTTACCAACAATTGCTGAAATTTGTTGCACCAGAGGAAGCGCGGATGGTGTTGCCGTTGTGTCACATGACGCGGTGGCGTTGGTCGGGTAGTCTTGATGCAGTGATGAATATGTGCAATCTACGTCTTGACGATCACGCGCAAAAGCATACTCGGATGATTGCGCGGATGATCGGTGATCATGTAAAAACGGCGTTTCCGCAATCGTGGGCGTCTTATGTGGAAGGGGATATTTAGGGATGACACCACAAGACCTAATCAACCTACCCGGCGCAGGTAATGCAGAAAAGCAACTGCGCAGCGATGGACTATGGCGAGTTACGATTAACGACACTGAGCGAATTAATTGGCTTGACGGGATGAATGTTAGTGTTAAGACTGTAGTTAAAGAGGAAACACTAATTGACGCAATTGGAGATTATTGGGGCGGCGGTATTCGTGGCCTTATTGATGACGCATCTATGACGCAACAACTGGAGGCCACACGCCAATGAAACTCGAAATCGAACTACCCGCACTGAAAACCCTAGTCAACAAGCTGATCGGGGCTGTTGAACGCAAAAACACCATCCCTTCCCTAGCGAACATTGCGCTGATTACGGACGGGGATATTCTCACTGGCAAGGCAACCGACCTTGATATTGAGGTAACGGCCACCGCCCCCGCCACCATCGCGCAACAAGGCAGCACAACGGTTAGCGCTGCGATGCTTTCCGCAATTGTTGCAAAGATGCCTGCTGGCGCACTGGTATCGCTTACGCTTGCGGATCATGTTTTGACGGTCAAAGCGGGTAAATCGCGGTATGAGTTGCAGACATTGCCGATTGAAGACTTCCCGCGCATGGCGTCAAGCGAATATCAGCACTCATTTACGATGCAATCGCATGATTTGGCGCGACTGTTTAATTTGTCAAAGGGCGCTATGTCGCCCGACGAAATGAGATACTATCTGAACGGGGTTTACTTTCACCCTATTGAGGATGGCATTTGCGCGGTCGCAACGGATGGGCATCGGCTGTATAAAGTAACTACGCCAGCGCAGAATGTCTTCCCCGGCGTGATTGTGCCGCGCAAGACTGTTGCGGAATTGGTCAAAACGCTTGATATTGGCGACGTTGTAGTGTCTGTATCCGCTACCAAGATCAAGTTTGATATGGGCGATGTTACGATTGTGTCAAAGGTTGTTGACGGCACTTTCCCGGATTATACGCGGGTTATTCCGACTGCCAACAATAACCATATCACGGCAAACGCTGGCGATATGAAGGCTGCGGCGGATCGTGTTGCGACGGTAGCAGATGACCGGGCGCGGGCTGTCAAGATTGAAGTTGCGGACGGGGTGGCACGGCTTACCACACGAGGCACTGGTGCTAACTTGGCAGAGGATGAGGTATCAGTAACGTATAGCGGAAAACCACTAGCGCTTGGGTTCAATTCAAAGTATCTTGCGGAAGTTCTTTCACAGTGCGGCGGCCAAGATGTGACGCTTGAATGCGGCAACGGAATTGAAAGCCCTGTCATTATCCGACCCGGTGACGATAAAAACGCGATGTATGTCGTTATGGGTATGCGGGCTTAAATAACGATTGACGGTAGCGTACTAATGCGCTACCGTTTACCTATAGCAACATGAAAGGATACTGGGTATGAAGTCAGATTATTATGACATTGAGGCTACAGTTAAAATGCGATACAAAGTGTCATTTAGTGAACCTCTATCGTTCATTGACGCAAAAGACGCATTTATGAATGGTGAAGAAGAAGATATTACAGACGAAGAATTGCTAGAAGTCATCACTATTGACCGGGCGGTTCAGCTTTCCGTGTAATAACTAGGGGCGCTAACTGCGCCCCTTTTCCTTTTCCCATTCGATCAATAGATCAATCGTTTGCTTTGCTTTTTCCAGATCAGCAATCCCGCCTTTATCCCTAAACCGCGTCACATATTTGATAATAGTGTGTTGCATGGGGTCTAGCCCGTTTTCCATAGAATAGCGGAAAGGCTGGATTGGCAGTTTTCGGTAGTGGTCCCCGCCCACTTGGGTATTCCATGGGTTTGTCATTCCCCGCCCCTTTCCATCGGATCAACCGTCATATTTACTGTCCACCCGTATGCAATCTTCGCTTTACCGTATGCCAGTCTGTGAACGTGTGTAGTCTGCTTTCCAATATGACGTGCTAACTCTAGTGGAGTGCATTCCATAATTGCCCCGCCTTTATGTGTGAATGTGTATTTTGTGCATTTGTAGTTTGGATTTTTTTCACCAAATCTATCTAACGCAATCATGGCGCTTCTCTTTTTGGCCCTAGTTTCCATGGAATATACTTTGCCTAAGTTTGCTTGGCGTAGTTTTTCTTTAGTTTCTTCTGTTATGACTTTCAATTTAGACTTTTCGCCGATACGCCGCTTTGCATCATCTGTATGCCTATGCCCACTTGATCCATCACCGCCATCTGTCATATTGCAAAGATTGTCACGCCCATAATACTTAATCAATGCGCGCTCAAATGAAAATGCGCAGGATTCAGAATTGAAATGCGCAACTATGTTATATGAAAACCCATGCTTAGTTACAGCTCTTTTCCACCAATTACTGCGCCCAAATGTGTCCCAAGCCCTATCGCCCTTGCCCTTTCCGACATAGAAAACTCGCCCGTCTGATACCCTAGAATGCGTATATACATAAAACGGCTTTTCCATCACTTACCATCCCTAAGTATAGGTTCAATCGCCTGCAAGATCAGACCCTTCTTATCATGGAACGTCATTGCCTGCAATGCCCGCCTAGGGCCAAACATGGAACCGTATTCATCGGCTGGGCAGAACGCCCGCAAACTCCACCACTTCACGCCGGGGAAATCTTTCACACTATCGTGGTGAATATGACCTGTCAGAATATGTCTGTCACGGGTTTCAGACCAGAACGGGCATTCATCTGCGATAGACATTGCCAGACGTTGCGGCGGCGATCTATCGCCGTGATGCGACGCAATCAATACTTTTCCGTGTTGAAAGTAAAATAGATCACGGGGCGACATATCGACTTGTACTGCATCCGAAAGCCTGTATCGCTCATTTAGCGCGCATGATAGAATGATATGGGAATGCCCGTCATGATTGCCGCGTAATACCCTGACAATAATCTTAGAATGCCTTTCTGCAAGGCCATCAATTATTCTGGCAATAGAGTTTACGGCTACTGTTGCAACCTTCATTAGACGCCCATCCACGTCCCCTGTATGGCTTCGGGATGTAGTGTGTCCCTCATTGTCATCGGCGTGTAGCGTATCGCCTCCAAGCAATAAAACAGCCGTATCGCTTTTAGGAGATATTTCCCAAAGCGCATCAAATGCAGCGGATAGATCACATTCAGCATGATCTAGATCGTAATCTGGCCCGCCTGTTTCTTTGCCCCAAGCCCGCATTCCAAAATGCGCATCCATTACAGGATAAACCGTCAACAGCCCATCATTACGCGGCGCGATAGGATTAGGCCGATAGGCTGGAATGTCTTTGAAAGCATCGACAACGCGCTCTAAGAAATTATCCTGTGCATCGGCATCTTGCGGGAATTTGTAATAGATCGAATGTGTATCGGTCTTTTTCCAAAGAGAATGCGGGATCATTTCTGACCCCGCAACCGTTGCAGCCTCACGCGCTAGTGGATCAGCGTTTAGCCAAGCCCGCGCCCGTTCAAGCCGATGCTTTACCGCCCGTTCTGAAATTCCAAGCGCTGTAGATATTGCAGAACGGGATAGGCCACTTTCGCGCATATCCAATACTTGTTTTTGCTCTGGCGTCATGTGGTAAGCCCTCCAAGGCTTTGATTTCCTTGGGTGACATTACCAGACTGTCAGAAAACCGCAAGAAAGCGTCAATGTCATCTTGGGAGATCATATGTTTTCACCGTATGCGCAAATCCTAGTCAGTTTTATGGCCGCAATCAATTCTTCTTTTGCGTTTTGTACAGTATACGACTGCATCATGGTGCTTGTGGGTTTTTTTAATTCTGCGGTTTCATAATCAAGGACTGTCTTAGCGTTAAAAACCCGGTTCGCGTCAATGATCATAGCTGCGGCTTTTCTTCGTTAGGCATAGCGCCCCAATCTTGACCTTCTGCGACAAAGCAGGACTGTCCTTCTGGTGTTGTGATAAACACAGTCCAGCCATTCTTACCGCCCCAAAATTCAATGACTTGCTGACCGCTTGTTTGCGCCCATACTTGACGGGTTTCGCCATGCTTTTCAGTCAATTCCGCGTAAACATCTGCCGTGCCACCGCATTGCATTTGTTGCGCATATGCAGGTGCGCAAGATGCCATAAAGGCGAGTAGTGCTAGGGTTTTCATTTGTATGTTTCCTCTCCTGTCATAAGATTGTTTGCGATAAGAAACGCGCGCGACTTTGAATTGATCCAATGATCAAACCACTTGCCTTTTTTAGGGTTGGCATTCGAAACCCCGCGAATTGCACCAGCCGCAGTATAGCCAGCCTCATATGCGGCGCGGACTTCCCATTGCAGCCGCCGGAATACCGGATCGGCGGCGTAGTCATCTTTAGTGAATGCGTTAGGTTCCCATTTTGCCATGTAGCAAACTCCATTGTTTCATGGTTTAGCCTTGCATATCCGCCGATCCGTGTCAATAGTGCTAGGGTAAATTAAATGGGGTAAATGTCCAATGTCTTCAGCTTGGCAGAGGGAGGGATACCTAAGCACGGGATACATTGGGAAACCGTTATGGCTAGATAATCAGAAACCCCGCCCTTAGTCAAAGAGGCGGGGCTTGTTATGGTGCCGATGATAGGATTTGAACCTACATTTCACGCCTTACAAGAGCGGTGCATCCCTATCTGCCACATCGGCTTAGTAACTGGCGATCCGTTAGCTGCGCCGATATGGACCCGGCACGTTTTACCCCGTATGCATGTCCGGGTTTACGGCTCTATACGGATTTCTTCATTCATGGAATAGACAAGTGTTAGCCCATCACCGTGGCACCAATATACCCACTAACCGCGACGGATCAAGCGCGGCCCTGACCATATAGCAACCCATAACTAGCATTGCGGGGGCTATATGCCTCAGTAAACACGGAATGCGATATCCTGCACCCTGAATTTGTCCTCGGTTAATTACGCCAGAGGCTCTTTCATTGCATCTAATTGGGATTTTACCCCTACACATAATCCGCGATGCAAGGCAGACTATGCAACAAGTTGAGCGCGGTAGGTAGGGATTTGAACCCACGGCGTCCTGCGTTGACTAGTCGCAAAACGCTTCCCGTCGGAATACCTTAGTCCACTCAGTCACTACCGCGCTCAGGTGGATTGCATATGCCGCACGTTTAGACGTTTACGGGAAACCCCCAGTCTAGGCAATACCAAGCGGCTAGGACCATCAAAACAATGTCTTTACCACATATGCAACCCGCCAGAAAGCGGTAAGTTTATCGTCTTTCCGATATGTCATGCACCCGCACTAAAGAAACGGTATTTCCCAAATCTCTGCAAACGAGATGGAATTGAACCATCATTACTTTTGAGCTTACTACCGCGCTCTGGTGGATTGTCTTTGCCCTGCGTTTCAACCGATTTAGGCAACGTCTCGTATTTGCTTTTCGCAAACGGCTTGAATAACCGTCATACTTCCACAAAACGCCTTTTAGACAACCCGCCAGAAAGCGGTTCCCGTGATAACGCCCACGGGCAGGCGGTGGTTGACGTTCTCAATTTCTTGCACAGATACCGTTTACACCAACCAACCGCCCCTGTCAATACCCCTTATCGAAAAAACTTACCCACCGCCACAAGACCGAACCCCGAAAGAATAATCGCCTTTTGCATCTCTGCATATACTGGCGGCAAGGCGTCAATCACCCACCCTAGCCCCGGCACCATCGACACAACCGCAACAGCCGCCGCATGGCCACACATCGCAAGCGCTACAATACCAAGTCCCCATTGGACTAGCGGATTATCCTTGCTTGCAAGCCGACCCCGTAGCGCCTCAATCTGCACGTCTGCGGCCATGCGCTCTGTATCCGTCTTGGCTTGTTCCCGCTTAGCAAGCCACTTAACAAGCTGGTTCGCAGCCGTCCACCACATCAAGTAGCCCACCCCTTACGTTTGGCGATAGAATAAAGCACCTCAACACCAGCACCGATACCCAACGCCGCAACCGTCACGACATCAGGATCACCCGCAAGCATAGCCGCACTATCCATGCCAATCACAAGACCCACGACATACCGGATCACAATCCGCGCGAGTGGTGCAAAATCCATCATTTTCTTCCCAACAGTTTCAAAATAGCCTTAATCAGCATTGTCAGAAACCCGTCGCCATGTGTTACATTTTCAGCACTAGCAACAGGCTTCAAAAAAAAGTCACGTTCAGCCTTGCGTCGCCGCGTCAGTCCGGCCATTACTTTTCCACCAGCCTTATTCCAAAGCAAAAACGCATCCGCAGCGCCCACATTGTCGCCTTCATTGAATTTACGCAAAACGCTAGACTTTGCAAATGCACTTGGCCCAATATTATACGCTAGGGATACCATCGCGCCATACTCGTTCTCATTTGCAGGCCGCTTCAAAACTTTAGTGACGTTATGCTCAAACTTTACAATTGCCGCATCAAGATACGCCAATGCTTGCGCCTCAGTGATCACCATTCCTGCTTTAGGCTCAATACCAACTTGCGCCATTGCAGTCGTACCATATCCAATAGTCCAAATCCCAACAGGGTCTTTGTACGCATTTGCGCGGAAACCCTCAAACTCTTTAATCAGATCAAGCGCAGCCTTGTTAATCATTGCTCAATTTCCCTTCAATCCTTGATACGCGCTCACGCAAATCAATGACGGTGTTTTTTGTTTCCTTCACATCCATCATTAACTCACCCACAATATCAGGTCTAGACTCTTTGTTTTTTACAGCAAAGTAAAGCAGAACGGCCAATGCTAGTCCGGGCATTCCGTATGCTTCCCAAGCCCATTTAGCGAAAGCGTAATAATCCAATTACAGCCCCTTAACCGCCTCATATGCAATTTTGCAATGCAACATTGCAAAAACAGCCGCATACATTCCAATACCAATATCGCCATTATAGGCGATGCATGATGTAGCAATCGCACTAAATTGCATTATTTGCAAAACGGCACCTGCCGCAATCATCTTATTCTTAACTGGCCTAGCCAACCCTAACGCAGTGATAAATGCAGATATGGCGTTAACTGCCCCCCAGAAACTAGCATCCCGTTCATATGCAAGGGTTCCCCAAGTCGCCTCTTTGAATACACCGGGTTCAGTAATCCCGCCTATATAAAAGAACACCCCTACAGCGAAAAAGGAAATCTGTGCCCAGAATAACAATGGGCGGTGACGATCAATAAACCAAACCCGCGCCCCAAGCTGGAATGCCAATTCAGAAGAAGTCATATTCGTCGCCCTCTTGCGCCGCATACATAACAAGCATCCACAAACCACCTAGAGCAATGACGGCAGGCTCAAAATAAACCCAACCCCCACCAAACACTCCAAACGTCCAGAACCCCCAATCCGCCCAATAGTCAGACTTCAAAGCGCCGCGCTTTTTATATTGCCATCCTTCCCAAGCAATGACCAGCAGACCAGCCCAATATCCAAAAAATACAGCCAAAGCCGCGCCGAATACCATATGGCCAATTTGATTTAGACCAGCAGTATATGGGTCATTCTTGAAGTCGTCAGGATCAAAGATCATGCCAAAATACCCCCGACACTACTAGACCGAAATTCAATATTTGATACTGTATTCAGTCCAGACCCACCAGACACGTTAAGACTAAGAATGATGTATTGACCGCGTGTGATTGTGAAATCAACCGAAAAAGAACCAGTTGCCGCAGCGGTATAAACCACAGTGTCAGACGTTCCGACACGATGCACGTCCACTGTGCCAGCAGACGACACAAAATCAAAGGCAAGTCTAATCGTGCCAGACCTAGCGACGTTAATGACATGGCTATCAATATCACCCGTGCCAGTCTGCGAAAACGCCGGAATACGGGCGATTACATATGTATCACCCGCCACTGGTTGTTCTAGCGCATCCATCTGCA